CTGTAATCCGCTACCACCAATGTCCAGTGGCATGGTGAACCATTCAACGCAGTTATCGAGATAGTCAGGGCTGCGCAGCCACAACTGAAATGCCCGCTCCTGTTGAAGCGTAAAAATCCAACTCAGGCTCCACTGTGTTTTCAGGTCATCAGTAAGCTTCTGGAAAATTGGCGCACCGACCGCTGGCTGGTCAGTACGAAAGCCGGTATCGAAGGTCATTTGCTTGTTAGCGCGCTGCGCCAGGGGTAGCCAGTCCGGGTATGGAATGCTCATGATATCTCCTGTCTATTTGTTTGATTTTATCACATTGAACATGCATAATTTTGCGGTCGACAATACATTTGGTGGATTATGAAGATAGATAGCGATGAGTTTAAGAGAAGGGCAAAGATTGTTCATAGAGATAAGTACTGTTACGACCAAACAATTTACTCTGGCTACAACAACAAGATAAAGGTTGAATGCTTAGAGCATGGCGTATTTGAGCAGGTCGCTGGTGAGCACCTGAGGGGGAGTGGATGCTTTCATTGTGGGAGGGTGAGAAATGATGCTAGCAGAAGAAAAGATACGTCTTGGTTTGTTACTAGATCAAAAGAGGTTCATGGCGAAAAATATGACTACTCAGTAACGAATTACATCCACTCGAAAACAAAACTTAAGATAAAGTGCCCTGAGCATGGTGATTTTTATCAATTCCCAATGAATCACTTGGCTGGGATGGGTTGTAAGTTGTGCTCAAACAGCAGGCTTTCTGTTATGAATTCAAAAACTAACGAATGGTTCCTCGAAAAGGCAAATAAAGTGCATGGAGATAGGTATGACTACAGCAAGTGCGTCTATAACAACAAAAAAAGGGTAGTTAAGATAATTTGCCGTGAGCATGGTGAGTTCATGCAATCCCCAACAGTTCACCTCCGAGGCTCTGGTTGCTCCATGTGCAATGTATCAGGGTTTGACAGGATGTCTGATGGTTTCGTTTATGCGCTAATATCTGATTGCGGGCAATACATAAAGATAGGGGTTAGCAACAACTATCAAGATCGAATGAGAAGATTATCAAGAGGCACACCTTTTGGTTTTAGCCTGATAGGTTTAATTGCTTGCCCTGGTCAGGAGGCTGCGGATAAAGAAAGAGAAATCCTGAGGTCAAACGAAAGTGCCGGACTCTCAGGATTTGATGGATGCACTGAATGGATGAAATATTCAAAAAAACTCATGCAAAAAGTTGTTTCTCTTACTCTGTAGCCTTCCTTTGCGTTGCAAAGTTTGCAGATATGGCCTGAGACATTGGGCCTCCCTCACTCATATCTTGAACAAATGTGCTTATCGTTAGGGAGCCATCTCCATTAACTTGCGCGCTGCTGGTGACTGATGCGCTAGTGCTATTCTGTATGTTGTTATAAACAACGATTTGCATGCCAGAAGAAGCTGACGCACCAGATGATGACGTTACGTCAGCGTTGCTGAACATCCTGCCGTTATTTCCTGGAATGGCGTACTGCCTACCGTTGCTTGCCTGAAATATTTCTGGCAGGTTGCCTTCGCCAACTTCGTACATTCCACCGGCTCGCATCGGTCCACCATTTTTACGCTTTCCTGACAGGCCCGCAACTAAACCAAATGCCGCCAGTAATGCCGCGCCACCGACAACAGCCGCCGCACCAAACGAGCCAATAGATGCCACAAGCGCCGCTGGCAACCATGCTGCCATCGTCGTTCCTGCTGCTGCTGTGCTGGCGGCTGTTGTTGTTGCTGTTCCTGCTACTGATGCCGCTGTGGTTGTGGCAATTGCTGATGTTTGAGCAGCAGCGCCCATTACTGATGAGCGAACCCAGTCGGCACCCATCTGAACGAAGGCGCTCACAATGGTGCTGAGAACAGTGTTTGCTACATTGTAGAGCGCGTCATTAAGGCTTTGCGTGCCGTTCAGTACACCAGTAATTGAGCTTGATACGGTATTGAGTGAAGTATCAAGAACTTCACCAAACAACTGTGCTGCAACATTCTGCTGCTGCCATTCAGCCCACATCAGTGTCATGCGCTGGTCGCGGTATTGCTGCTCAATCTTAGCGCGCGCAGCTTCAGCCTCTGCAATCTTTTGAGGATAAAGCTGCTTGTACTGGTCGATGGTCTGCATTTGCTGCTGGAACGTATTGTCAAGGCCTGTTACCGGACTTGCCTGCGTTTGTATCTGTTGGAACTGACGCTGTATATCTTGTTTTTGCTTCTCTGCTGCCGCCTGATCGCGCAAAGCCTTAGCATTATCATAGGTTTTTGCGGCATACTCCCCAGCAAGCTGAATTTGCGCCTGCGTTGCGCTCTCGCCAAGTGATTGTTGGGCGCGCAAGATAGTCTGTTGCCTGCTCATTTCGGCAGTCGTTGTTGCAGCCGCCTCAGAGCGCTGGCGCATTTCCTCTAATTTATTATTAATTGATGCCTGTTGCGTATCAGATTTCTTGGCCTCAGTATTACCAGCCTTCATTGCTGAAGTTGTGTTTTCAATCGCTGCATACTGGTCCTGCAATGCTTTGATGCGCTTAGAATCAGTTACGCCAGCATCTTCCGCATCATATTGCGCCTGCAACCTTGCGCGCGCCTCACCTTCAAGCTTCGATAACTCCAGTTTGCGCGCAGTTGTTTTCTCCAGCTTTTGAAGTTCTTTGCTATCACCCTGAGAGCCACTAACCTTGATTGGCTTGGTTGCTTCGGCGTTAGCTTTTGTCACTTTATCCAGATCGCCAATCAGCATGGCAGCCTTATTACTGACAACGCTAATGCCTTCTGCCTGCTCTGACCATCCATCCAAACCAATAGCCGCCCATGTTTTAGCGCGGCGGGCGTACATCTCGCCGGTGCTTGTTAGGTCAGCCATGCGCTGGGATGCCGTCTGTGTCTTGCCTGCCATGTAATCTATAGCAGATGCCAGGTCATCAATCACACGAACCATTAGCCCACTTGCACCAGTTGCATCGTTGATCGACTTAACCAAATCAGCAAAAGCAATATTCATGCTGTTTGTGGCCTGGCCAACTGTGCGAGGTAGCTTTTCAAACTCAGCATTAACACTACCGGTTTGCTTCATAATGGCATTAAGCGCATCCTCGGCGCTCAACTTACCTTCAAGCATACGCTTGCGTAATTCACCAACTGAAATACCAAGACCTGAAGCTATCTGGCGTGCAAGCTCTGGCATCTGCTCCAGGATGGAGTTGAACTCTTCTGCGCGAATCGTGCCACTGGCAATAGACTGACCAAACTGGCGAAGCGCGTTTGCCATTTCCTCTGAAGATGATCCGCCAATTCGGCCAATTTTTTGCAGAGTATCGGTCAGCGCAAGAATCTGTCCATTTGTTGCGCCAGCCGATTTTAGCGATGTTGTTAACTGCTCCCAGAGCTTTGCAGTATCCTGAAGGCTTGCACCTGTCTGCGAGGCAATCATGGACAGCGCTTGGAAAGTTGCGCGACCCTGCTCGACGCTTGGAACTAATCTGTCAATGCGCGCCTGCAATTGCGTCATAGCGTCGGCGGTATCAAGAAATGCTTTAGCATAAGATATTATCTGAGAAATGGAGATTGCTGCAGCTATGGCACTAATGCCAGTCTTTAGGCCAGAAGAAGATCTGCTGCCCTGGTCTTGAGCATTCTTCATGTCATAAAGCTGGCCAGTTAGCTGACCGATTTCTTTCCTTTGTGCTGCTGTTGCACCTGCACCAGCACGCAATTCAGCAGAAAGAATTGCAGCACTTCTTGCGCCGTTCTTATTCCGCTCCTCAAGAATGGCAATCTCGTTGCCAAGTGCCTCCATGGTTTTTGCAGCCTGAGAGCTGTCGCTGGCCGCGCGCACAACTGCTTTACCTGTACTTCTTGAGCTTGAGTCGAGATTCTTTAATCGCGCACTCGTTCTGTCGGCTGCCTTGCCAATATCATCAAATGCACGGTTGGCCTGCTGAGCACCGGTAAGAAGGTCAGCAACATCAGCGCCAACTTCATAATAAATTCCGCCTGCATTTTCGTTAGCCATTTAACTGCGCTCCTTTCTTCTCAGCTTCTTTTTTCAGGCGCTCGGCGCGCAGCTTGTTGCGTTGCTCGTAAAGAGAGTCGTACTCTTCGCGGGTATAACCTTTAGGCTCAGGATATTTTGCCTTAATCATCATCTGCAATTCGGTCATGGATAAATCTTCTGCTTCTTCACGGCTGAGTCCGAAATGCGCACGCGCAGATGAAATATATTCGACAGCATGGAATTCTTGGGTGGTTTTGCCAGTCTCAGCATGGCGCTGGGGTTGCTTGAGCGGCGACTTGCCGATAATGCCATGCTCCATAAGGTGAGAGGCCAGGCGAACAATGTCGCCAACAGGCATTCTACCCGGCACATAGACCATTCCGCGCTTGCCGTTCTTCCAGCCACCAATCATTAAAGTTAAATCTTCATCACAGCAAGACTGCATCACAACCTGCGCCGCACTCAGGATGCTACGCTGGTAATGCTTGGTATTGATGGCTTTGGCGACATAAACTGGCACTACGCCACCGAAGACATTCATGCACTGCTCAATGGCATTGCGCACATCAAGGCCATTCAATACGGCATATGTATGTACGATATCTTGCGGTGAGCCGATATTAATCATGGCGCGGAGTGATGGCTTAAGGAAAAATTGTTTGTCATTGCAACCAATGATCATCTCGCCAATTTCGGTCAGTGCGTTGCGCATGCTTTATCCTCTTTTTGCTGGCGAAGATTATAACATGCTTGACTCACACTTAATGGTGACGTAGATTAAATGCAGTAGATAACTCAGAGGATTCGAAGATGGAAAATTACTTTGTGCTTGGTTTGTTCGTGATTGCTGCCTTATTGCTTTATTTTGTGCCAACCATTCAGGCGTACAAGGCCAAGCACAAGCAGCGCGGCTCCATATTTATTTTAAATTTCTTCCTTGGTTGCACAGGTGCTGGCTGGCTGCTCGCAATGATTTGGGCCAGTAATAACAATTACGAGGATTAATCATGGACGAACGTCAACAGCAGGCAGACTTTGAGTTTTACAGCGCGCTTTATGTGGACCAGGGTTATAGCAAGGAAGAGGCTGAGGAGAAGGCGCGGAAATTGATTGAAATGATGGGGTTGGATAATTAACTTAGGAGAACAGAGTTGAATAGTGATAATACATTTTATTTTAATCGCGGACTCAAAGATCGCGAAAAAGGCGCGGTAAGCCATGCTGCCATTGAGCTTTTTAAGGTAGAGCACTTAGACCTTGACAATGCCATTAAGGGAGTGAGAGGTGGCAGTAATTTTGTCATACCAAAAGAAGAGGGATTTATCTATATAACGGCTATTACTGATGTAGCTGAAGCTTATGAGAAAGGCGAGCTATATGTCGTTGAAGGGAACTGGTGAACAAAGCCCCTTTCGGGGCTTTTCTTTTACTGCTCAATCAGCATCGCTTCGACGCCAGTACCGCCTGTGATGGCAATGACGCCAGCAAGGAAGGCTTTGATATCGCTCAGGCGAACAAAAGAAGTCGCGCCATCTGCAATCACGATATCCTTGCCACCAGCCACGCTGATAGTGCCGCCGTAGCCAGATGGTGAGATTGTGGTTGCGTTAGCACCGTCAATGTTGACCGTTTTTGATGCGCCAGTATCGTTGCGCAGGATCAGAACCTGAGACTGTGTTGGCTTATAAACCAGCGTGTCAGATGCGGTAAGCACAGTGACGGTCAGCGCTCCAGGGCCGCCAGCGCCGCGTACTGAGGTTGGTGTGATAGTTGCCATTTAGATTAAACCTCCGTTAATTCGACGGTATCAGAGTCTGCTGGGTGCAACTCAATCGAGAATGTAACGATGTCATTAGTACCAGCATCCCATGAAAGTGCTGTAATCACCGCATACATCACAATTTGGGTTGATCCCATAACCATTCGAGCCCAAAGGGTTGGCTGGCGGCGCGCTTTAACCTCTCCAGCATAGTAGCGGATGAGTCGGTGAATACCGTATTCATCAGCCTTGTCGCCTGCACGAACTTCACCCTCTGCAGTGATTGTCAAGTCTGACTGTGTAACGAGCGACTCTTGAAACCCGCCTTGATCGTCCGCATCACTCTGCACGCTATTCGGGCTAAAGTCTCCACCCTTGGTTGTCATG